GATCTTCATGACAATACAACTCCTGCTGGTGTATTCGATCTTGACACTGACTCAATCGGTCGTTGGTCAGTAGAAAAGTTCAAGGGTCTTATGTTCCAGCTTGAAAGAGAAGCTAACGCTATCGCTCGTCAGACTCGTCGTGGTAAGGGTAACATCGTTATCTGCTCTTCAGACGTTGCTTCTGCACTTCAGATGGCTGGTGTTCTTGACTATACCCCTGCTCTTAACTCAAACAACCTTCAGGTAGATGACACTGGTAACACTTTCGCTGGTGTTCTTAATGGTCGTCTAAAGGTATACATCGATCCATACGCAATCGGTGGTAACTACCTAACTGTTGGTTATAAGGGTTCTTCTGCATTCGACGCTGGTCTATTCTATTGCCCATACGTTCCTCTACAGATGGTACGTGCAGTTGATCAGTCAAGCTTCCAGCCAAAAATCGGCTTTAAGACTCGTTACGGCATGGTAGCAAATCCATTCGCCGAAATGAATACTTCTTATCAGCCAGTTAAGGGTCAGGGCGAGCTTCTTCTCTCAACTAACGTTTACTATCGTCGTTTGATCGTAAACAACCTTATGTAAGATTAAAAGCAAGACGGTTTCAAGCCGCAAACTAGGGGGACTTCGGTTCCCCTTTTTCTTGACTTTTTTTCAGTTATCCAGTATAATCATATATGAGAGGATAATAATAAATAGTAATAGCTATAGGAGATGTATATGACAGCTGTTGATAATACACCATATAACAAAAATTACCTTAGTCCGCTTAATTTTGTATTTCAAATTAAACGTTCCCCGCATGTAAACTTTTTTATTCAAGAAGTTAATCTTCCTTCTATCGCAATTAATTTTCCAAATCAACAAACACCATTTGTTCGTATTCCTATTTCCGGCGATCATGTTGATTTTTCTCCTCTTAGAATATCTTTTAAGGTTGATGAAGATTTGCAAAATTGGTTCGAGATTCATAACTGGATCAGAGCTCTTGGGTTTCCTTACGAATACGAAGAGTACAAAAACCTTTCATCAGCCCCAGTTACTTCTGGTGTTGGCGTAACATCTGATATTTCTTTGGTTATTCTAAATCAAACAAAACTACCTGCATTCGAAGTTAATTTTCGAGATGCATTTCCAGTATCGCTTTCTGAATTAAAATTTAAAGTTACTGATTCTGACGTAAATTATATCACGGCATCAGTAGAATTCAAATATATTCTTTACGATGTTGTAAAATTGTAATATACTTTTGATCCTAACTACGTTATAATAATGTTTAAAGTGAGGGATTATGAAGCTAGAAGAAATTTACACAGAGTGGGACGTAGACAGTGATATTGATACTACAGACCTCGGTAACGAGAGTATCAAGATACCTAAACTACATAACAAGTATTATAAACTATTTTCGAGCGAAAAGCTACTGTTACGTAAGTATGAAGCTGAAATGAAGTCATTGAAGCTTGCTAAGTATGAATTTTATACTCAAGGTCCAACAACAGAAAGTCGCGATCTTGGTTGGGAAATGCCTTCCCGTGGAATGATACTTAAGCAAGAAATGCCTATGTATATGGAAGGAGACAAAGAACTTATCGCTCTGTCTTTAAAAATTGGCTTGCAACAAGAAAAAGTTGAATTGCTAGAATCTATTATTAAAAGCTTGGTCAACAGAGGGTTTCAAATCAAATCAGCGATTGATTGGCATAAATTTACTATGGGAGCCTAATGGCAGATATAATTGAGATTGAACGTTTTGATGAAACGTATAATAAAATAATTTGCGACCCTGGTATTGGATTCGAGTTAAACGAATACTTTACGTTTGAAGTTCCAGGCGCTAAATTTATGCCAGCCGTCCGCAATAAAGTGTGGGATGGTAAAATACGTTTGTATAACGTTATGTCTTGTTTGCTGTATGCAGGACTCAATAAGTATGTCGAAGAGTTCGCAAAAAGTCGAAATTATACTGTAATATATAAATCAGATTTTTCAGCTGATGAATTTTCATTGAAAGAAGCAAACGATTTTGTCGACACCTTAAATATCCCATCAAAATTTGAACGTAGAAATTATCAAATAGAGGCTTTTACATATGCCGTACGTAATCGTAGATCTTTACTTCTCTCACCAACTGCCTCGGGCAAATCATTTATCATCTATCTAATAACAAGGTACTACAATGCACGGACTCTTATTATTGTTCCAACTACTTCTTTGGTTAGCCAGCTTGCCTCTGATTTTGCTGATTATGGCTATATATCCGATAAGTTCGTCCATCGAATATATGCTGGGCAAGATAAACAGACGGATAAACCAATTACCATTTCAACCTGGCAATCGATATACAAACTTCCTAAAGAGTATTTCCAACAATTTGACTTGGTGATAGGCGATGAAGCTCACTTATTTAAAGCTAAGAGTCTTACTAGCATTATGTCTAAGCTTAATCTATGTAGATATCGCTTTGGATTCACAGGTACTCTTGACGGCACTCAAACTAATAAGCTCGTTCTTGAAGGTTTGTTTGGTCCTGTCAGAAAAGTTACAACTACTGCTGAGTTAATTGATCAAAAACACTTGACTAATTTCGAAATAAAAGCTATAATATTAAAGTATCCTGATGAAATACGTCAACAACTACGTAATGCTGACTACCAAGCAGAACTAGACTTTTTAGTACGTAATGAAGCACGTAATCGTTTTATTATGAACCTCGCGCTCTCGCTCGAGGGCAATACTCTTTTAATGTTTCAATTTGTAGAAAAACACGGTAAAGTGTTGCATGATTTAATGAAAGATTGTGGTCGTGAAATATTTTTCGTTCACGGCGGCGTCGACGGAGAAGACAGAGAACAAATTCGTAATTTACTTAAAACAAAACAAGATGCAATTGTTATCGCTAGCTCAGGAACGTTCTCTACAGGCGTTAACATTCCTAGCTTGCGTAACATTATATTTGCAAGTCCTTCAAAATCACAGGTTAGAATTTTACAATCTATCGGTCGCGTCCTACGCCAATCAGCTGGTAAAGATGGTGCAACTCTTTATGACATCGCCGATGATTTAACTTGGAAATCTAGGAAAAATTTTACTATAACACATTTTGTAGAACGTATGAAAATTTATAATGAAGAGAAATTTGATTACAAAATTTATCCAGTAAACATAAAGGCATAAAATGGTAAAAACGCCGAGAGCAAAACGTAATTACGTTAATAATAAAACTTTATACGAAGAAATGATCAAGTATAAAGAAAAATTAAAACGAGCAGAAGAAAATAATACGCAGCTTCCTTCTGTGCCTAATTACGTAGGCGAATGTTTTGTTCAAATTTGTAATCGGCTTTCAACAAAACCTAATTTTATGAATTATTCTTATCGCGATGAAATGATTGCAGATGGTGTTGAAAATTGCGTATCAGCTGCTCATAGTTTTGATCCAGAAAAATCGTCAAATCCATTCGCGTATTTTACACAAATAGCTTGGAACGCTTTCTTACGTAGGATACAAAAAGAGAAAAAACAAGCTTATATAAAACATAAAAATTTCGAGAACTCTGGTATTATGGACGAGCTGTATGGGCAGCAAGAAGGTAGTCATTCTATTCAAGTCAAACATAACGAATACTCAGATGATATTATTCGCAATTTCGAAAGTAAATTAATTAAAAATATTAAAAAAAATAAAATTGGATTAGAAAAATTTGTAGAGGAAGAAAATAATGAAGAATGTGCACCTAGTACCAATTAATGTAGTCGACCTCGTGGAAAAAATCAACGACAAAAATTTAAGAGAAAATGAACGTAATAATTATATTTTTCGTTTAGAAGCTACGGTCGCTTATATTAATGAAGCATTGAATAAAAATTCAACGACGAATTCGTTTAAGAAGAAAACATTTAGATGAAAATTGCACTTATAACTGATACGCACTGGGGTATTCGTAATGATAACATTGCGTTCATGGATAATTCAAAGAGGTTTCTAGATGATGTATTTTTTCCGTATTTGGACGCTAATAATGTTAGGACTGTTGTTCATCTCGGGGATCTGGTTGACAGACGCAAGTATCTAAACCATTACACTATGCATCGGTTGATGAATGATTTCCTGATACCTTTGGATAATAGGAATATCAATACTCACTTCATTGCTGGCAATCATGATACCTACTTCAAGAATACAAATGAAATAAACGCCATCGAAAATATTCTTGGGGATAGATTTGAAGATAACTTTACATCATATCAAAGGTTTCCTCGTGAGATAGAATTCGATAACACAATCATATTGATGCTACCATGGATATGCGATGAAAATAGAAATGTTTCCTTACACAAAATTAAAACTACACCAGCTCAAATCGTTATAGGTCACCTTGAGCTGGCGGGATTTGAGATGCATAGGGGATCTATCGTCTCTCATGGAGATGATCGTTCTATCTTTGATCGTTTTGATATGGTTCTCAGTGGCCATTATCATCATCGTTCCTCTGATGGCACTATACATTATTTGGGTAGTCACGCTGAGTTTACTTGGAGCGATTATGATGATCGTAAGGGCTTTCACATCCTGGATACAGAAACCAGGGACTTGACTTTTATCGAAAATCCGTTTATAATGTTTGATAAGGTTTGGTATGATGATGTAACTCTCGGGCGCGAACCAGAAGGTATTGATCTTAGTTCTTTACAAAATAAAATCATCAAAGTAATTGTTAAGAATAAAACTGATCCCTACAGGTTCGATAGATTTATCGAACAAATTGAAAAAATTGGTGTATTAGAAATGCAAATCGTAGAGGATCATCTTAACCTTTCAATTGAAACCGATGAAGAAATTGTAGACGAAGCTGAATCTACCGTAAATATTTTTAAGAAATATATTGAACAGGTTAATTCACCTAACTTGGATAAAAACAAGCTCGAGAAAACTATCGTAGAACTTTACAATGAGGCTATCGCTATAGAATGATATTTTTTAAAACACTACGATGGAAAAATCTACTCTCAACAGGTAATATTTTTACAGAGATAGATTTAGCTAAATCAAACAATACATTGATTGTCGGCGAGAATGGGGCTGGGAAGTCTACCATTCTCGACGCTTTGTCGTTTGCACTATTCGGTAAACCATTTCGTAAAATCAATAAACCACAACTACTGAACACGATCACGAAGAAAGAACTTGTTGTTGAAATAGAGTTTAATATCTCCAGTAATCAATATAAGATTGTTCGTGGTATCAAGCCAACGGTTTTTGAAGTTTATCAGAACGGTATTCTGTTAAATCAGTCTGCTGAAATGAAAGACTATCAAGAAATACTTGAGAAGCAAATCCTTAAGTTAAATATGAAATCTTTTTGTCAGGTTGTTGTTCTTGGATCAGCGACCTTTCAACCATTTATGCAGCTTCCTGGTGGGCAGCGTAGAGAAATTATTGAAGACCTTCTTGATCTTCAAATTTTCACCACGATGAACTCTTTGCTGAAAGATAAGATTCAAACTAACAACGAAGATCTAGTTGATATTGCTGCTGATCAAAAAGTTGTTATGGAAAGGATAAAGCTGATCAAGAATCACCTTCTTGAAAAGCAAACTAACAATGAAAAAATTGTTGCTGAAAAAATTAACGTTATTGATGATACAAATGAAAAGCTTATTGCTCTTTATGACCAATCTAAAAGTATTGAAGAGCAGATAGCTAATCTTAAAGAAAGCATTCAAGACGAGCCTAAAATCAGCAAGCGTATTAATCAGCTGTCTCAACTAAGACATAAGATCGAAGCTAAACGTGCTTTACTTGATAGAGATATAAGTTTTTTCAAGCAGCATGAAAACTGCCCTACTTGCACTCAAGGAATTAGTTCTGAGTTTCGCGAAAACACTCTGTTAACTAAAAATAATGAAGTTGAGAGTATCGATATCGCTCTTGTAGATCTCGTCAAACAGTATGATGAAACTAATGCACGTTTGAACGAGATGATTGAAGTGCATGCGAATGTGCAAACTTTGCAGATGCAGTTAATTAAATTGCGTTCTAATGGCGAATCTTTAGCTAAATATCGCGACCAGCTGATGATAGAAATAAATCAGATAAATGTAGCGCACGAAGCCGACGAAGAAGACAGAATGACTGAGTTAGAAACAGAATTAAATTTGGTTGCTACTCGTTATAATGATTCTATGGATAAGAAGCAAATATTTGCAGCTGCAGCTATGCTACTGAAAGATGGTGGAATAAAAGCAAGGATTATCAAGCAATATGTTCCTGTTATCAATAAGCTCATTAATAAGTATCTCAGTGCTATGGATTTCTTTGTTCAGTTCGAACTTGATGAGGAATTCAACGAAACAATTAAGTCTCGATTCAGAGATGAATTTTCTTACGCCTCGTTTTCTGAAGGCGAGAAAATGCGTATTAACCTTGCGGTCCTGTTTACTTGGCGTGCTGTTGCTAAACTTCGTAATTCAGTTAGCACTAATCTACTCATTATGGATGAAGTATTTGATTCTTCTTTAGACTCTAATGGTACAGAGGAGTTTATGAAGGTGCTAAATAATTTGACAGTTGACACGAACACGTTTATCATTAGTCATAAAACAGATCAGCTTTATGACAAGTTTACGAACGTAATCAAATTTGAGAAGCATAAAAACTTCAGTAAGGTTGCATGATGATAGTAACACTAGAACAAGATACTGAAACGGGAGAGCTTATACTACCGATTCCTGTTGACCTATTATCTCAAATGGGTTGGATAGAGGGTACAGAATTATTTTGGATTGATAATGAAAATGGCACTTATAGTTTGAAGGAAAAAAAGAATGAACCTAGTGAAGCACAACGACCCGATTCTAATCACCCAGTGTCTGCCATTCAACTTTCAGGAACCACCGTTCGACCCGATTGAATTTTCACATAAATTGGTAAAATTTATGTATGAAAATAACGGCATTGGATTAGCAGCTAATCAAGTTGGTGTTCCTTATCGCGTATTCGCTATGCGTGGTGCACCTGAGAACTTTGTTTGTTTCAACCCAAGAGTTGTTCAACCATCTGCAGAAGAAATTATTCTTGAAGAAGGTTGTCTTTCATTTCCTGGCTTGATTGTAAAGATTAAACGACCGAGACATATTCGTGTTCGTTTCCAAACACCAAACGGTGATACTAGAACAGAAACGTTTATAGGAATGACTGCTCGCGTATTTCAACATGAAATGGATTATCTTGAAGGAAAGCTTTACTTTTCTCGCGCTTCGAGGTATCATAGAGAAATAGCAATGAAAAAGTGGAAACGTGGAGACGTATCTACTATTAAAGTAAATTCTATTGGAGAGTATAGTGAACATCTTTTACGTCAGTCATGACCCCGTAGAAGCAGCCCAGTGGCTAGTAGATAAACATGTTGTTAAAATGATTCTCGAGAGCGCCCAGTTGCTCTCGACAGCACATCGAGTCCTTGATGGTGTAGAAATCGAAGGTAAGTCACAAAGTGGTAGAAAAGCACGCAGATGGGTTCTTCCTGACGCTCGCGAGACAGTTATGTACGTCGCAACTCATATCAATCATCCATCAGCTGTTTGGTGTCGCCAATCGATTCAAAACTATGACTGGCTCGTAGATCATATGTTCGCTCTGATGGGAGAATATACGCATCGATATGGTAAAACGCATAAATGTTACGGCGAGATTTCCTATATGCTTCAGTCTCCGCCAAAGAATCTTAAAAAGTGGGATATGACAGAAATGCCATCTTGTATGGCAGAAGAGTACATTATTTCGAAAGATCCCTTGACAAATTATAGAAACTATTATATAATGGGAAAGTCAAACCTTCATAAGTGGACTAACAGAGAACCTCCGGAGTGGATTAATGGGCAGATTTGAATGGGACTGGTTTATTGGATGGACCTGCGGAACAGTAATTATTTTAGGCGTATTAATCGCGATTTATTGTGGTACTGCTGATACAAATCAAAGGTATTATTCGTCGATGGATAAGTGCACTACTGCTGGTGGTTCGTTTATTCCTATTCGTGGTAGCGAAGCAATTTGTCTTATGGGGAACAAGCAATGAGTTATTTTACAGACGTTCGAGACTTTCATCAGGCATTCGGTCAGCGTATTGGTGAAAAGCCAGAGTTTCCTGATGGCGCGGAACGTTGCCTTAGAACGAGACTTTTACAAGAAGAATTTGAAGAATATCTTTTAGCTGAAAGACAAACCGACC